CTTTGCAACGTGCTCGAACGCGACAATAACCCGAAAGCTCCGGTTTTAGACAAACTACGCAAACAGGTGATGGCTTCCATCGGTGGTTGGTTAAAAACGATTAGCCAGGATAGTGATGCATCGAAATTAAAAGCGATTGCCTGTAAGGCTACCAGTTACCGAAGATTTAACGATATCCCCGCCGAACGCCTCCGGAATATCTACCACACATTTCTGAATAAACAGAAAGATTTTAAAGCGGTGAAACAGATCACGGCTGAAGAAATGGAAATATTATCATATATGAACTAGCCTCAGGCACCAAACAAATTACAAACCTATGGCATATAACCGACGCAATTTTCTGGAAGGTGTAATTGAAATACAAGATATTGTAATTGCCGAAAAAAAACTAGGTAAGACACAAAAGTGGATTTTCGAAAACCTGATCAAAAAACAATATCACATGTGCGGGTCAACCTTCAACAATTACATGTGCATCAACGCTAAAAGGGAACTTGCCAAACTCGAAGAAAAAGAATCATTACTAGTAATTAATCAATAAAAAATTAAAAAATGACTTCAAAAAAATGGATTGATGAAAATGGAATTGAAATTCCGGCCAAACGTGTAACTCGATCTGAAAAGTTAAAAGAGGCAAAACTTGAAAAGCTGATTAAAAAGGCCTGTGCTTTAAACGAAAGGCTAACTGAATTTAAAACTGAATTTGCGGCTGATGCCGATGAGATTTTTGCGGCAGTAATGGAAGAAAACGGAATAGCAAAAACAACATCGAAAGGAAACTTCCTGATTACTAATTTCGATCGATCGATTAAGGCCGAGGTTGATGTTAGTGAAAGAATTGAATTTGACGACGCACTAATTACGGTTGCCAAAGCACATATGGACGACTTTTTGACTAACGGCACTGGTGGAGTTGACGAAATGATACGGGGTTTGATTCTTGATGCTTTTAGTACTTCTCGCGGCAAGCTCGACGCTAAAAAAGTAACTGCCTTAACAAAGTATCGTTCACGGATTGATATCACAAAATACCCATCGTTCCACAAAATGCTTGATGCGATTGAAAAGAGCATTCGCCGACCAAGTTCGAAACGCTATTTCAGAATTTCGCGGCGTGATACTGAAGGTAAATACGAGTCTATTGATTTGAATTTATCAAGTATTTAAAGATACAACCCAGCTTATTTCAATAAATCAACGAACCCTGCAATCAGGCACGATTGCAAGGCTCTTTAAACACCTTTTAAATCTCATTAAAAAGTAAACAAAGATGGCAAATAAATCACAAACCGAACAGATCAGGAAACATCTTGAAGATGGTAAAAAGATCACTGCACTGGAAGCATTAAGCGAATTTGGATGTTTTCGCCTTGCAGCCCGAATCAAAGAACTCAAAAAAGAAGGCTTAGCCATTTACTCCCGGATGATTGAACAGAACGGAAAACATTATTCACAATACTCATTAAGCTAAAGCCATGAAAGCATTAATTGTATTTGTAGTGTGGCTTATGTGGTTGTGTTTGATTTTTGCTTTCAATTATGGAGCTCATTCAAAACGCCAACATGTCGGCAGAAAACAAAGTTGATTATCGGGTTCGAAAGATCACTATCACCAATAAAACGTGTCCGGTATGCCGTGGAACCGGCAAGAGGGAACAAAAGATTGCCAATGGTGATTTTAAATCAAGCTCTTGCATTCATTGCAAAAATGGCATCACCATAATTGAACACATGACCGAAATAAGCCTGATTGACGCACTTACTGAACTTGGCATCAGGTTTATATTACCGGCTTCGATGAAGCCTGAATAACTTCCTTAAAATATAAAAAATAATGAAAAAGACACACAACGGCATAATCTATGAACTTGTTGACCAGGATAACACAATTGCTTTGTGTTGCGATGGTTGCGACGTGAATAATAAAGGCATTTGTCGCCTGTTTCCAGAGTGCCTAGATAACCTGGATCAGGTTTGGAAAATTGCAGAAGAAATAACTATTGAAAATTAACAATTTAAAAAACGAACAATATGAGTGCAGCTTTACGATTAGTAAAAGATATTTCAGGAAAAAGAGTTTTTGAGTTAAAACAAAATAATTTTTAATCATAATTTATGTCACAAATATTAGCAATAGACTTTGACGGCACATTGGTTTCCGACCGTTTTCCCGAAATTGGCGAACCCTTGTTTTTTGCAATGGAAGCCGTTCGTAAGTTTAAGGAAAACGGGTACAAATTAATTTTATGGACATGCCGCGAAGATTCGCCTGAGCGAAAGTATCTAACCGAAGCAATTGAGTTTTGTCGCAGTCACGGACTTGAATTTGACGCTGTAAACGAAAATACACCCGATAGCCCTTTTAACCTGTTAGGCAAAAGCCGTAAGGTATACGCAGATTTTTACATTGATGATAAATCGTTGCAACCCTCATGGGAAGCATATTACAAATAAACATATATGAAAAAGATTATTCATTTTTTAAACCATGAAATATGGCACCAGTGTATTAAATGTGGCCGATGGTTCGACCGTCGCATGTGCGGCAACGATTGCCCCGATTGTGGAACCAACGTAAATGCAATGCCATGAATGATAAAGCACAAACTAGAAGAATTGATTTGATTAATTCGATGCCTGACGGTGAGCGACGCAGAATTGCCAATAGACTAAACTGTTCTGAAGGACACGTTTCAGGTGTGATACATGGAAAGAGAAGCCAGTCGACTGAATTAGGTATTAATATTATTCTTATGTCTGAAAAATCTTTAACGGTAAAAAAAATAGAAGAACCACGTTATCGCCGACTTGATCTTATTAACTCAATGCCATCAGGTGAGCAGCGCAGAATTTCAAGAATATTAAAATGTTCGGGAGGCCACGTTTCTGCTGTATTAAATGGAAAGCGAAATCAAAACAATGATTTAGCAATTAACATTATTCGATTAGCAGAACATTCAGCAGCAATGGAACTTGGTAAACGATCTTTAAGTTCGTTTAAAAAATTCAGAGTTTAGTTGTATATTTGATAGTAACAAAACCCATAGCTATGAAAAAAATACTCATTTTTCTTTTATTCTTTATTCCAATATTTACGTTTAGTCAGGATATTATAAAAACGTGCAGGGTTACCAAGTCGTGTTCCTTAAACGAAAAGCCAATGCCTGGTACTGAAGTGCTACAAATGAGAAAAGGGGACTTGGTTGATATTGTTGATATAGAAGGTGGTTATTATAAGGTTAATTATAAAGGCAAAATTGGATATGTTCTTGATTTGTTCATTTATGACCCCGAATTGATAAGCATTGTTAAGGAAAGAAAGAATAAAGAGGGTATTGAAATCAAGCAGCATGAAAAAGAGATTCGTGACACTTATAGAAAGACCCTCGTTGAAAAGTATGGAACGAATAAGGCTGATGATATATTAAAAGGAAAGTTGTTTCCTGGTATTACTAGCGATGAAGCTGAAAGAAGTTGGGGATATCCAGATGATAAAAATGTAACAACTTATGAATTTGGCGTTCACGAACAATGGGTATATGAAGGAAAGGATTATAAAAACAGATATTTATATTTTGAGGACGGCATATTAAAAACTATACAAAACTAAAACGGCTCTGACCGGTTAATGAACTCTATAAGATAAGCTAAAAGGCGATTCCAACCAAATGGATTCGCCTTTTTTTATTACCGATTCAACAAAGGGTTCCTGTGCTCGCTGTTGATAACAAAAAATGCGGTTTCGTTTTGAATCCAACGCATAAATCTGTTATTTCGTATCGCATGTCACTACATAAAAATCAATACCCACTCCACTTCTGGCTATACAATATGGCCGGTGGAGGGTTAGCACCGTAAGGGCTAACGGCTTTGTGGGTATTGCTTATGAAGTGACATGCACCTCCATCGGTTTTATTATCTATATAATGAAAAAACTTAACGACTAATGACAACAACAACAACTGAAAAACAAACTTCGATTGAAGAGCTTCTGTCGGAGGACTCACCGGAAGGCTATTGTAGAACGCTAAGTACAATGTATGAAGCGTGGATCGGATCGGATCATATCAGCGGAACATCAGCCGACCAGCGGTCAACAGTATTAAATCACTTTAAGGCACTCAGAAGATTCCTGTATAAAATTCGTCAGGAAAAAATTAAGAAAAAAGCAAAAAAAAAGAATCTAGTATGGATCAATTAAGCAAAAAGGGCGACTTAACCGATCGCCCTTTTTTTATGTCCTAAACTTCAGGATCGTCAACAACCTCTTCCTCAAAACTCGTTTCCCAAACCTGAACAACCACTTTCAATTTATCTCTTCGCCGCTCGTTGGTTTGACTTCTACGACTAAACGAACTGGCTTCGTTGGTTCCCCAACCCTGAAGTGCCGCAAATGTTTTTGTAAGTACATCCCAACGTTCAAGCGATTTTTGTTGAATCAAAGTTGGTGATGCACTGCTTGCCTGTCCGGTAGGTTTAAAGGCATAACGAATTGTAACACGTGCAGTACAAAGCTGAATGTATTCGCTTTCGTCGGTACAGTTTGGATAGTCAATATCAATCAGCGCGCACGGATAGGAAACCGGCGGGTTTTCATCGCTCAACTGACCTTCATCCACATCAATCCACTTTAACTCCGAAACTTTACTTTTTAACTGTGCCACGATGGCTAAATACAAGGTTTTATCCATGATTTATAGTTTTAACATGTTTTTCAAATACCGATCAATCCGATCAACTATTTTTTGATTCAAAACCTGACTATGCGCCAGAAACGTACGCTTTGGAATTACTGTATTACGACCTCTGCCCGCGTTACTTGTTCCGAAGTTGTGAGCAACCGCATAGTTTTGCGACGCGCCTGTATTCATCGGATTAGCCGAAACAACCACTTTGCCAGGTTCTTTATCGTAGGTAATGCTATCGTGCAGATTTCCGGTTTTACCCGTCAGTATTTTCCGTAAAGCATCAGCTCCTTTCGTCTTTCCTTTTCGCCGTTCCACTTCGGGCCACTTCTCCAGTGTTTCATCTGTAAAGCCTTCGTTGTCGAAACTTGACTTAAAATGGTTGACGGCTTCCACGCCAATTATATCAGGTAAATCTTCGGTGATACCTTTCTTGATATCATCTTGCATCCGGTCTAAATACCTGTAAAATTCGTCAACGGTCATGATTCGTACTGCTTTAGCATTTCGCGGGCAAAAGCTTCGATATCGGCTCGTTTAGCATCGGCTGCATCCTGATAATAGTTCGTAGCTTCAATGTTGATGAATTGCCCTGTTTCGCCCGGATTATTAT